TTCCTGCTGACGTTGCAGGACCGCATCGGCTCGCTCGGTTGCCTTTTTCTCGGACAACCATTCAAGCTTATCCTCGATATAACGGTCGTCGAGGTGCCCGAGTGGATATTTGTCGGTGTCGGTAGGATCCGGCTCCGGCTCTCCGGCGTCGGATTTAACACCAGTTTTTCCACCTTGCAAGAGGTTTTCAAGATCTTCCAATCTTCCAGCCAATTCGGCAGCTTTTGATGCTTCCGCTTCCCGCAATTTTCTCGCAAGTTCAGCCTTTTCGCGCTTCAAACGATTGATCTGGCTTTCCTTGGCTGACGGCTTTTTCTTGTCGTCACCCCCATTTTCTTCGTCCTCGGACGTGTCGGTTTCGTTACCCTCTTCGTCCTCGGACGTGTCGGTTTCGTCCTCGTCCTCCGAAGCAGCGGGTTCCTTCTCGACAGCCGGCTTTGGAGGATTGCGCCGGGACTCGGGTTTCTTTTCCTCGGTGCTTTCGGTTGCGCCGGTTTCAACCTCGCCAGATGCCACGAAATCATCGAATTCTGGCGTGCTTTCACTGTTGTTCGTCGTCATTGCCTTGTTCTCCGTTTCAAGTTAAAACCTCAATACCCGAAATATCTCGCTAACAGTTGGATCACGTTCGGCGGATTTATCGAATCCAGTGTCTGCTGTGTCATTCTTGCATGACCTCTGATATTTTCCGCCCTCATTCGGGCAGCTTTTGCGGACTTAAAAGCCCCCATTTCTTCATACATTTTTGCACGGCGCAGCAATTCATCCACGTTGTCGCTGGGGAGACCTCCGGCTAAACCTCCATAGTTCATATTTACCCGAGCCACTGGCTTCCCAGTAGCTGTGCGGACTATAGAAGTTTCAGTAAGCCGCTGTTGCTGGCTTCCGGGCATACCGTAACGTGCTGCATTACGGTCCGACGAAGATAATCCATGTTTTTTAGTCATGATCTTGTTCCCATTCCACGGTTCGGTGTTGCCGTTCCTGTTGGCGCTCGTCGAAGTCCCGATCTTCGCCAACCAAGGAATTGTGCTGGTCGAGCGTTTGCATGACCTGGCGGAATTCCTGATCGTCAGCGCGTGATTCGCGTTCGTCATTCTTTCCAGCAACATCGGCCGCACGGCTTTGGGCATCCAGCACAGCCTTATAGGCTTGCGCCAGTGCCAGATTTGCGCGGGCTTCATTATTCTTCGCCTTAGCGTTGAGATCCGCAATTGCCGCCTGTGCTTGTGCCGCTTCAACCTGTTGCTGCATCTGCTGCATCTGCTGATTGGCTTCCTGCATCTGCTGCATTTCAGGCGTCATTTCATCGGCCGGAACCATGCCCGGAGGCAGTTGCATCTTGAAGCGTCGTGCGAATTCGCCGGACTTGGGCCAATCCTGCGCTTCCGCAATGAGATCCATGACGCTCGCCGCTGTTTGCGGTGCAGCATTCACAAAGGCCATCATTTGCTCGTTCGCAAGGGCACGCTTGGTTTCTGTGGCCGGACCAACGGAAACAGTCACGCCGTATTTGCCCATCGTAACATCGGAATTTGGGTCACTCGGATCGTTGATCTTTTGCAGGATCATCTTGTCGTCACGGCCAATAATCGTGACGATCCGCTGCGTGTCATAGATATACGGAATAAGCTCATTGATGTTTTCCGCGCAGCGCGTGTCAGCAATTTTTGACCTATCGGTGTAGATGAAGGTTCCCACGTCGGAAACCATCTGGCGCTGCTGAATTGCCACCTTCGATACTTCATTCGACGGCATCCCCAAGGCAGCTTCATGGATATTCGAAATATCCTTGAGATCCTGGGTTGCCATGCCTGCTTCGTTGACAAGCGCCGCGTCGATCCCCGGTGGTGGAATGTGAACAGGCGGGCTTTCCCCGTCATTGTAATAGAGAAAAGGATCGTCGCTGGACGGTGCCCGGCGCCATTTGGGCTCGTGTCCCTTGATCGCATCCGGTGTCGTCAGCCACTTATTGCGGGGAGCCGCCACAAGCTGTTCCGCAACGGTCGAGCGCCAATAATTGTGCAGGCGTTGCGGATCCTTGAGGAACCGGATCAAGCCCCAACGGTGGATCTTTTCGCCGTCATTCAGTTCCCATCCCGGCACGCGGTAGACCGGCAGGGAGGAAATCGGATAATCGTATGGCCCTTCAAGGATCGCATTGCCCGAGCACACATAGAGCCGGGCGAAGCGCTTGGGCACTTCGCGGATATAGGGCGAGCCGTCCGAGCGCTGTTCAACGAAATTGATATACTCAAATTCTTCCATATCAGTGACGTCATGGACCGTGCCGTCCTGATAGAGCGCGAGCACCTTTGTGCCTTCTGTCACCATGCGCCAATAGGAGACAATTCGCACCGTATCTTGTGAGATCCAGAAACCACTTTGGTTCCAGCGCTTCTCATTGAGGAATGAGACTTCCGCCGCCCAAGGCCAGCGTTTCTTGAATTCCTGTTGCGGGATATCGTCGCCTACAAAGGCCCACTGGCAATCCCGGCCGGACGGCTCGATCCCGAGCGGATCAAACACGGCTGAATAGGGATCCGCGATCGCCGCCAGCTTGATTTCCTGCTCGAAAACGTCATCCGACGTGTAGTCTATCGAGAGCGTATAGGCGCCTTCGCCGCCCACAACCTGATACTTGCTGGCTTCGTCGCGGGCAAAATCAGCGTGCGAATTCTTGAAAATCGAGCGGATCAAGCCTTCCCGGATCTCTGCGATTTCCTTGGTGCCCGCCTTGTCCGGATAAACCCGGATCTCCGTTTCGTTCATGAGGCGGTTGCCGAGAATTTGGGCGACAAACGCAACCAAGCGGTTGAAAGTCAGGACCGGCTTGCGGAGATCCTTGCGGCGCTGTTCGACAACCGGATCCCATTGATTTCCGACCGCGAATTTGGCGTCATCCTTGCCTGCCAGGATATTATGCTCATTGAAGCCGTAGCCCCATTCATATTTGGCGCGCATATCATCGAGAAACGCATCTTCATTGTCGAACCCGGCCGGAGTTTTAACCCGCGTCCGTGGAATATCCTTATCTTCGCGTGCGATGTTGTCCCGAATGCCCGCCATGCCCCAAACTCCTGTAGTCAGCCCATCCAGCCGGTGCTGCCGCTGTAGCTCCAATCATCCTCAATCGGAGGACCGCCGTTGTGCCCTATCATTTCTCCCATCGCTTCGCCAGTGGTGAAATTTTTAGGCTTTTCGGGCTTTTTCCAGCTATCAAACCATTCACGAGTTGCAAAAGTCAGCACGCAAGCATCTGAAAGATCAGAGGAACGTAGTCCGCGAGCCTTCATTTCGGTTTTGCTCTCAAGCAGCCAATCGTTATTTGCCCTGAATTTTTCGTTGGGGCCGCTGATATCGGATGCGAGATCGTCATCGTCGGGAATTGCGCCGCCTTCGATAATCCACTGCTTGAAATCCCCATACATTTCCGCGCGCTTGTTCCAAGGCCCGGCACGTTTTGGTGTGGCCTGCTTGAAGCGGCTTGTGCCACCGAAATCGATGCCTTTGACAATCTGCGCATATTTTGGGTTCATGTTGCGCAGCGCTGAAACGATATTCTGGCCCATCGATCCGCGATCAATGCACATGCGGTTGGGTTCGTATTCGTCGAGAATGCGGCAAAGCCAGGCTACCGCTTCGTCGTGCTCAAGTTTGTTGCGGTAGATGACTTTGGTGATCTTGTCCCCACGCCGGAAGGCGACTGCGAAACGGTCCCCTCCGCTCCCAGCCGGATCCACGCCGATGATCAATGGTGCATCGGGATCGTCCATCACGCGCTTGCGGGCGCGCAGGACCAAGGCAGGCTTGATAAACACGCCTTCGATATCGGCCGATGCAAAGGCTTCCGTGACGTCGATAGGGTATTCCTGCCGGAATTTGCCCATCGATCCTAGTTCGTGGATCTTCGACCGGCGCCAAAGCATCTGTCCGTTGCTTAGTCCGTGAAGCTCCTGATATTCGGCTTCCGAAAGTTCACCTTCTTCCTCTGCTTCCTGCAACGGGATGAATTCCCCATGCTCGTAATATTCCGGCGATGCTGTCCACGGCACGAACACGGCTCGATACCGGCCAATGCCTTTCAGTGCGTCCATATAGCGCTTGTAGAATTCCCCGTTGGGGCCTGCTGACGTCGTTTCCAACCAAATCTCTGACGGGGCTTTCACCCATCCCGTGATTTCACCTATGCCCTTCTCAAAAGGCAGCGGCCGGGCAGGTTCGCGCCATAGCACGCCCCAAACCCCCCGCACTTCGTCCACGCCCTGCACCGATGCTGCAAAGTGGTCCGGCGCGTTCGTCCACCAAGCGGCTTCCGAGCCGTGGAAATAAGTTACAGCACCGCCGCGACCGCCTGCCTTTTGGCCGGCCGTTGCAACCTGATAGGAGGATCCGCGCTTGACGAATTCCAGTTCCTTCGCGTTGTCGGTGCCGACCTGTGGAGGGAAGGGGTGCTTCTGTTGCATGAGATCCGTCATTTCAAACAACACGTTCGATGACGCCATTTCATGCGAGAGAATATAGATCTTCTGTCGATCCCATAATGTTGCGCGCCAGTATCCCCGTGCAGCCACGTAAGTGGAGAAACCCTGCCGCCGTCCCTTGAGCCCGGCGATACGCACCCATTTTTCATCCTCTAGCTGCGCTTCCGCCGCGTTGTGCAGGATCATCTGCGCCGCATTCAGGATCAGGGGCTCAAGATCACCTGATTTTGTCCGGATCCGGATACAGTCACGCGCGAAGCGCTTGAAATCGGCTTTCCACCGGGCGACGTAGAGCGATAGCCAACGCGTCCGCACTTCATCGACGGAAATCTGATATTCATTGGCTATCGCTTGAAGGTCCATTACTTCAACAAATTCGTTAGAGTTGACGGCAATTGTGGCAAGGCTGGACGCGGTGCACCCATATCCTTTTTCAATTGCTCGGGCGGTGACGGGATCAATCCGCCATAGGTTTTCAGCGTCCAGATGACAAATTCGATATTGTCATTGAAGCATTGACCGAGATCGACGGCGGCTTGCGCCACTTCGTCCTGATCGTGCGGATTGGCGAGCACCAGGTTTCGATATTTCTGTTCCAAGGCAAGGCCAAGGCGCTTCGCAGCTTCCTTGCGGGCTCGATTGATGCTCATAATCCTGCTTCCTTCAAACGTGCTTCGGCAGCTTCCGCGCGTGCCTGAAACTTTTTAATGAGTGCATAATCTTCGCGAGATCCACACATGCGAAGTCGAAGCATTTCAACCTTATGTGCCGTAGCTTCATCATCCGCTTTTTCTGCCTCTTGACGAGCGTGCTCAACCTGTATGCGGGCCGTCTCCAACAAATCTTCCATTGTTGCACAGCGGGGACATATTCTTGTCATAAGTCAAACTCCAAATTGTCTTTCGGTCGCTCAAATTCGGACACGTCACCGCCGAGCATTTTTGCGGCACAAACGAGATCTTCAAGCAACCCCGAGCCTACCCACGGAAAGCGTCGGTCCATCGCCAATTGACGGCGCCAATAGATCAGACGTTTCTCGATATCATCCGGCACCCCGAATGTTTTCACTTCTGCCATAGCTAGGTTCTCCGTCTAGCAGTTAAAGATCATAGGTTTCCGTGTATTCGCCTTCGATGGCGTTCATGTGCTCAAGCCTGGATATCGCATCGTCGATTGTCAACGTGCCGGACACGTCCACCTGCTGTGAACGAGAAATCATCTTGGGGAATAGCTTGGTGTAGAAATCGGTTGGATTGCTGTCAGCCCATGCTGCCATGCGGGGCAAGCCGCCGATTTGTTCAAAGCAGGACATGACGAGAGCGCCCGCGAACCGGCCGACGTGCTGATAGGCTTCCGCCGAGATCATCGGCAGACGTGCAAGATCTCGCGTCGGCTGTGTGATATCGGTTCGGGTTTCGTCAGTCATTCCGCTTGTGGTCCCAATTCTTTGCGTATCTGTGCCAACATGGTGGAGCCGTTTTGCTGGCTTACCCCAATTTTCCTCGCTGCTGCGCTGATAGAGTAACCTTCCGCGAGCAATTCCGCAAACTGAATAATTCGCTTTTTACGCAGCGCTGCATTGTATGCGCGCCAAGCAATTGCACCGGGTTTGTTGTAACGTCCGCCCCCACTAACAATAAAAACCCCTATGGTTTGATCGAATTCCAAAATTCCATGCCTTTGTGCGTTATGTGGAGATCGTTCGGGATAGCCTGCCCAAAACGCTCCCTGCGATCCTCTATCAACCCAAGCCGGATCAACCGGCGAATGTTGCTGTCCACGGACGAACGGTGTCCAAAGCCCACTGCCTTGCCGAGATCCAGCCCCGTGATGCCGGGGTTCCCTATGACCATGTAGAGCATGAGCGTATCGCGCAGGGTCAAGCCCTGCTTGTCGATCTTGCGCAGCCGGATCAGGAATTCAACCGTGGGATTACTTTCATTCATCGTTTTACCCTTCAACGCCTGCCACATGACTTATGCCACGGGTGTCAGTTGTAACTGATAATCACGGCCGCAACAATGAATGCGCCGATGAAGAATATCAGGCATCCTTTTCGGCCGTCGCCTTCGCTTGGCGCGCTGGACATTCCCGCTGCGAAATTTGCGAGCATCCCGATTGTCACCATGAAAAACCCGCACATGAAGGCAAAGGCTTTGAACAGGTCAAGGATCGTGACTGCGTGGCTCATGGGGCTTCCTTCTTTCTGGCCGTGCGTTTGGGTTTCCCGCCCGTATGCGTTTCCAGCCGCTTGATCTCGGCGCGGATTTCCTCGCAATTCTTTTCATAGCCCGGAGTGTTTTCCCGCTGTCGCAGTTTTCGCTGCAATTCGAGAATGCGGGTGCCGGTCCCGTGGATTGCTGCAAGTGCCATCAGACCAGTCCTGAAAATCGATCTATTGTGTGCTCTAGCTGTATTGCCCGGCGCTCAAGCGCGTAGATACCGGAGCTTAGGCGCTCGATCAAGGGTGGGCATAGTGTGACTGTGCCGAGCGTTTCTTTTTCATTCAGGTCTGTCTCCGGCAGCATCCCCATGACTTTAGCCGCCATTGAGGACATTCGCTCGTCGAGAAGCAGCAAATGGTTGTCAATATTGAGAATACGGCGGCACAGGTCGTCACCGATTGTGTCCTGTGCCGGGGATCCCCTCCCGGCCGATGCTTCAAGTTTTTGTTCGGCTGCGCGCTTGCTAAGTGCGTCGCCCCAAGCTGCCTTTTCCCGCATGTGCACAGGGGTTGGACCGTTATCATACATTACCGGCATTGTCTTTGCTCTCGTTTGATCATGGGAGCTTCATGACGGTGTGCGTTTATGTTGGCAAGAAGAAAAAGGCCCCTGTCCCGTTATGGGGCAGAGGCCGAAAGTTTGGGTTCGTACAGAGAGCCGGGGGAGGCCCGAGACGTGGATTATTCCGGAAGGCCATCCCTGTCAATATCAAATGTGTTTTGCTCGATCACTATGGGTTCGTCGATAGGGAGATCCGGCTGCTTGTCTGTCAGGAGATCGAGCCGGGTTTGCAGAATGGTTTGGTAAAGGTGCATGGCCCCGGCTTGCAGGCGCAGGAGGGATTGGTGCTGCTTGGTCAGGTTGAGGAAGGTTG